GATTACAACCTAATGGTACAGAACTGAACAACTGGGGCTTTAACACAGCGTTGGCATTTGACAACAGTGAAGAAGGTGCGGTTAGCTATGATGAATACATGGCTATGTTCTATCCAAGTGGTTACACTAACGATAACTTAGGTAACGCTATTGTTGTTCCACCGAGCCACATGATGTTACGCACAATCGTTAACAGCGATGCTAAGAGCTTCCAATGGTTTGCTCCAGCAGGTACACGTCGAGGCGGCGTTGACAATGCAACTAGTGTTGGCTACATTACTAGTGAAGGTGAGTTTAAAACAACTAGCTTGCCGCAAAGTCTACGTGATGTTCTAGCAGGAGTTAAAGTTAACCCAATTGCTACAATTCCAGGTGCTGGTATTGTTAACTTTGGTCAATACACTCGTGCAAGAAACGCCAGTGCATTAGATAGAATTAACGTTGCACGTTTGGTTGCATACTTACGTAGACAGTTAAGTCTATTAGTTAAGCCGTTCTTGTTTGAACCTAACGATAGAATTACTCGTAACGAAATTAAACAAGCAACAGAAAGCTTCTTACTAGAGTTAGTAGGACAGCGAGCACTGTACGACTTCTTGGTAGTTTGTGATGAAACAAACAACACACCTACAAGAGTTGATCGTTCAGAACTATGGTTAGACATTGCAATTGAACCAGTTAAAGCAGTTGAATTTATCTATATTCCACTACGCTTGAAGAACACTGGCGATATTCAAGCTGGACTATAATAAGTAAATACAAGGACAAGGAGCAAATAAGATGGCAATCGGAAGTTTAAGTAAACTAGGAGTACCAATTCCAGGAGTTGGCAATCAAGGCCTACTAATGCCTAAATTGAAGTACAGATTTAGAGTAACATTAGAGAATTTTGGTATCACAAAGCCAACAACTGAGTTAACCAAACAAGTTGTAACTGCTGGCCGACCTCAAATTCAATTTGAAAATCAAGTTATCCACGTGTACAACAGCCAGATTAATTATGCTGGTAAGCACACATGGCAACCTCTAAACTTAACTGTTCGCGACGACGTGGGCGGAAACGTTACTAGATTGGTAGGTGAGCAGCTACAGAAACAGTTCGACTTCTTTGAACAAGCCAGCGCCGCATCTGGAGCAGAATACAAGTTCTTAACTCGTATTGAAATGCTCGATGGTGGTAACGGTGATAATGCTACATGGGCTCCTAATGTACTTGAAACATGGGAAGTTTATGGCTGCTATTTACAGAACGTGAACTATAACGAGCTAGCATACGCTGAGAGCTCTCCTATGGAAATTGCGTTAACTATGCAGTATGACAATGCCCTACAAGTAGGCGTAACTGGACAACCTGTGGGACTAGGAGCAACAGTTGGAAGAACTCTAAACAGCTTGGCAACAGGTTAATTAAGTTTATACAACAAAAAAGGCCTTTAGTAGGCCTTTTTTTACGGCTAAATATTGTTATGGCGAACGCATTTACAAACTTCTTAAGTCAAACTCTGAATACCACTACTCAGTTAAAAGACTATCGACACGCAAGCAGATTGTATGTTGATGATTATTTTAGACTGGCTCCAAAATCGGGGTTTATGTACTATGTGGTGTTTAATATTAACAAAAATAACAATGCGATTGTACAACAGTATCTGGACAAGAATGGAAAAGAACTAGGCCTATTGGTAAAAATGTCAGACTTGCCTAAGTTTAAAATGTCCACTGAAACTGTTAATCAGTACAATAGAAAAACTGTTGTACAAAGTAAAATAGATTATCAGCCAGTTTCGATCACATTCCATGACGATCATAACAACACTACAACTGGTCTTTGGAAAGCATACTACAATTATTACTTCGTCGACGGCAAGAACCAAAGCGGACTAACTATTCCCAAGTCTTTCGGAGATACAAAATATCAAACGCCTGGTGCTAGCGTTAATGAAAGCACTAGTTACGGTCTAAATAATGGTCAGACTAATCCTTTCTTTAGCAGTATTGAAATTTATCAATTAAATCGACAACAATTCACAGCATTTATTTTAGTTAATCCAATGATTACAGATTGGAGCCATGACCAATTAGATCAAACACAGAGCAAACTTTTAGAAAATAAAATGACTGTAGCTTACGAAACTGTGCTATACGGTACAGGCAAAGTTAAAAAAGGTGCTCCGTCTGGATTTGCCGAACTTCACTATGATCACGAACAAGGCCCATTAAGCATATTCGGTGGTGGCAACAATAGTATATTAGGAGCAGGCGGAATTATCCCAGGTGCGCAGGAATTATTTGGCACCGCAGGAGATACTACTCCGCTTGGGTTATTTAGAACAGCTCGAGGTGCTAGTAACTTAATTAGAAATGCTAAAAACGTAACTAAGTCTAGTCTGTTAGCAGAAGGGCGTGGGATTTTAGATAAAGTAGCAAGAACTGGAAAATTACCAGATTCATTAACAGGCAATAGTCCGGCCGGGTTAGCACTTGCTACCTTACCAGGAGAACAGCCAACTTCGGCCACCCCGAGATCTCAAGGAGCTGGAGGAAATGGATTTGACTTATCTGCTACATTTGGTAATGTAACAGCAGGCTTTAGAAAAGTAACAGAAGGGCTGTCGAACACTATTAAAGGTTTGCTGCCAGCAACCCTGCCTACAACTAGTGTGGGGTTATCTGAAGTTAGAGCAGAACAGCAATCGGCCGCTGCCACATTAATAGATCAAATTTCAACTAATCAACAAATTAAAGATGAGTTATTACCAGCTATAGCTGTGGCACAATCTCAAAATGATTCCGAAACATTAGATTCTCTATACTCTAGATTAGATGCGCTGGGCTATACAGATCCTGATAAATTAACAGAACAACTGAACTCAGTTAATCAAAACATCACTGCTCTAGATACTATGATACTGTCTGCTGCAGCAACCGAAACTCCAAATGCAACACTAAATGTCGATAATGTTGCTCTAGGTATTAGCGAAGAAGATGTATATAACGTAGCATCTAATCCAGATCTACAAACTCAGCCTAACGTTGTTTATTCTGAAAATGTTCCTATAACACAACAATATTATTAATATGTTTTATACAAATTTACCTTTAAGTCAATCTACTGAATCTTCTAGCGATCCTACAAATAAAGTGTTAGGGCAATTTTATGATGTGCCTGTACAACTAGATCAAAATGTATTAACTGCTATGATTGGTATGTTAGAAAATAGAGGTTTTAGCTCTTATTCTGCTGAAACTATTTCTATCACTATTATGATACAGGCAGTTCGTGACAATTTCAATCCTATGACG